GAAAAGTTCGGTCTAAGACCTTACAGAAAACTAGACGGTACACCATTAGTTGGAGCCCAAAACAGATATACGATTGCGTCAGGTCTTGCCGGTGCGATTTTCCAAGGAGAAATGGTTGAACCATTAGGAACTGGAAACATCCAAAGACATGGTCCTAACACATCGGATGCTGTTATAGGCGTTTTTAACGGATGTTTTTACACAGACCCAACTACTCAAAAGCCAACGTATAGCAATTACTACCCAGGTGGAATTGCTGCTTCTGACATCACTGCATTTGTTATTGATGACCCAGATGCAGTATTCTTAATGGATGCTGACGAGGCTTTTACTAGAGCAGATCTGTACAAGAACTACTCTGTTACAAACACAACAGGTGTTACACAAACAGGAATATCAAAACAACAACTTGATGTTAGTGTTTCAGGAATTACAGCAACTTTTGCTGTTCAAGCGATTGATATATCGCAAGATCCAGAAAACTCTGACACAGGTTCGGCTAATGCGAACATTCTTGTTAGAATCAACAATCACTTCTATAGAAGTGGCACAGGTATAGCGTAAAGGAGATAAACTATGGCAATATCACGATCCCAACTAGTTAAAGAACTAGAGCCAGGTTTGAATGCTTTATTCGGCCTGGAATATAATAGATACGAAAATCAGCATGCTGAAATTTTCGTAACTGAAACATCTGACAGAGCTTTTGAAGAAGAAGTAATGTTAAGCGGTTTCGCTTCTGCACCAACTAAACAAGAGGGTGCTGGAGTTGTGTTTGATACAGCTGGTGAAACTTTCACTGCTAGATACAACCACGAAACAATCGCTTTAGCGTTCTCGATCACTGAAGAAGCAATCGAAGACAACCTGTATGACAGATTAGCTGCAAGATACACAAGAGCTCTTGCAAGATCTATGTCAAACACGAAGCAAGTTAAAGCTGCAAACGTGCTTAACCAAGCACAGTTTACTGCTGTTACTGGTGGTGATGGACAACCGTTAATTTCTAACGCTCATCCATTAGCAACAGGTGGTACATTCTCAAATGTACTAGCAGTAGCTGCAGATCTTAACGAAACTTCACTAGAGCAGTCGTTAATCGACATCGCTGGATTCGTAGACGAAAGAGGTCTAAGAATCGCTACTCAAGGTAGAAAGATGATAATTCCAAAAGAATTACAATTCACTGCTGAGAGATTGATGAAAACTCCTCAAAGAGTTGGAACAGCTGATAACGATATCAACGCAATCGCTTCAATGGGTATGGTACCAGAAGGGTACTCAGTTAATAATTTCTTAACTGATACTGACTCGTACTACCTAATGACTGATGTACCTAATGGAATGAAACATTTCGTTAGATCACCAATCAAAACTGCGATTGAAGGTGACTTCGATACTGGTAACGTAAGATTTAAAGCTAGAGAAAGATACTCTTTTGGATTCTCAGATCCTAGAGCAATCTTTGGTAACGGAAACTTACCAACTAGTTAATAAATAATACAATTAGTATTACTTAAAAGGGGCGGTGTTCACACTGCCCCTTTTTTTGTGTATAATAAAAAGACCTAGAAAATAAATTATTTTGTAGACTGACTAGGCAGACGGTATAGAGACTACAAATATAAAGCTATACAAAGGAGAAAATTATGGCGAATACAACTTTTTCAGGACCAGTCCGATCAGAGAATGGTTTTGAAACAATCGTAAAAAATGCAACTACAGGTGCTATCACTAAGGTTGCAGATATCAATGGTCAAACAGGTGGTAACTCTGTTGTAGCCGATGCAGCTAAAGAAGCAGGTGCTTTACTATTAAATAGTATTGCAACAACTGGCTTAGTAATGAAAACTTACCAAGCAACTGTTGTCGTTGCTAATGGTGCAACAACTGGTGATGAAGCAATTATTGGTTTTCCATCAAACTTTATTCCAATGTTTTGTGTAATTAGAAATAATCAAATTACAACAACTGGTGGAAATATAACAGATGTTGGAACAGCTGGTGATCCTAATGCATATGTAGATGGTGCAGTGCTTGCATCAAGTGCAGTAGGTGCACAAATTTTTGCATGCAACGGTGTTGCAGGTGTAGGTTCTGGTGGTTCAGGTGCAACTGCAGGAATTCCATTAACACCAGATGAAATTAGAGTAACAATGGCTGATCCAGGTTTATCGGCAGCTGATATTACTGTTACGTTTGTAGGTTTTACATTTAACGAAACTTTAGATTTAGCGTAATAATAAACTAGTGGCTCCTTCGGGAGCCACGAATTAGGAGACTTATGTTTAAAGGCGATATACAAGCTACAAGATCTGCTGCTGCTGCAGGAGCAGCCGCAATTATTTCACAACCAATTAGGCTCAAAGGAATTATTGTTGCTAGTGATGGCACTGGACCTGGTCTTTTAGAATTGACTACAACTTCAAATACAGGAGCAACTTTATTTATTGCAGATGTACCTTCTGGTGACTTAGTAAATTTTGGTTTTCCAGATGATGGAATTTTATTTCCAAAAGGAATTTTTTGTAAAACAAAAACTAAAGTTACTGCTTATACATTAATTACAGATAAATATTCTGGTCCTAATTTAACAGGGAGTAATGGATAATGGGTGGCTCAAGTTTTTCATCAGACCAGTCGGTCGCACACGCAACCGCTACAGCTCAAATGGTAGCAATAGGTGGTAGAGCAAGATTAACTTCTATTCAAGCAAAAGGTGCTACGAATGGATCTATTATATTTAGATCTGGTGGTGCAACAGGAGATGTTATAGCAACATTTTTATTTGATACTGAGGGTCTAGAAGTTTACGTCCCAGGAAATGGTATTTTCTTTACAGATGGTATTCATGCAACTATAGCTAACACTGCTGGAGTAACTATTACATTTACATAAGATGGATTTAGATTATTACGCAGATATAATCGAATTAAAAAAAGGTGGTATGCCATCTAGAAATAAAAAGAATTTTCGTTCGACTAAAAGTGGAGCTGGTATGACTCAAGCTGGAGTTATGGCTTACAGAAGAAAAAACCCAGGCAGTAAACTAAAAACTGCAGTAACTGAAGATAACCCAGGAAAGAAAAGAGCTTCTCGTAGAAAATCATATTGTGCAAGATCAGCGGGACAAATGAAGAAGTTTCCTAAAGCTGCTAAAGATCCTAATTCTAGATTAAGACAGGCTAGAAGAAGATGGAAGTGCTAGAAAAACTTTATTGGTTATTTTTAGACACCCTCCTCTATGTTATACTCTACATAATTTTTATTTTAATAATACTAGGGATAATTTTTAAGACTATGATTGATAAAATTTTTTATTCGCTTTTTGGAGCTATGGATAATTTATGGAATTTTTTTACTGCACCAAGGTGTAAATGTAAGAAGATAAAAAAAGGAGAAAAACATGATAGATAAATTAAAAACTAAAGCTATGCATTATTGGTCAGACCACAAGATCGAATGTCTTGTAGTTGCTATTCTTGTTGTAGCTTATATTGTTAAGTAATGAATTTAGTAGATTTGTTAAAAAAGAATATTGTAATGGTTCCGGTTGTGGCTTCAGTCCTAGTCGGAACTTTTACGGGTGTTCGTTATATTGTAAATCTTACAGATACTATTAACAATAATGAGCAAAGATTAACTAATCTTGAAAGAGATGTAGGACAACTATCAAAAAATATTACTGATATTAATACAAGACTATCCTCTGCAGAAGCTACATGGCAAATGGCAGAAAATTTATATAGAACTTTAGCCGATCAAGTTAGAGAACATACTTACGATATAAAAGATTTAAACAGAGAAATTAACTATTAAGGATTTATGCAACATGGAGATCGCCAGGATGAATTATTATTTTACAGGTCTATTAGTTATTTTATTTGTGTTGTTATGTTTTATGAAGCCTGCGCATAGTAGAAATGAGTATCTTAATAATGGTACTAATACTTGTAGCACTGGTGATCTTAGCTTATCGGTCGAACAAAGAGATTCAGAAAACAGTTATAGGCATTTTAATTCCGATAATAATTATACTAGTCCTTCTGATGATAGATCCTTACGTTTAACTTGGAGACACTATTTAGGCTCAGCCTGTACTGATGAATTTAAAGCTGTTCAACAAGAAAATATGGAGTTAAAACAACAGTTGGAATTAATGAAAATGTGTGGAAAAGTAAATAGAAATCCTACATTAAAATACAATCCTAACTTCCATTTGCTTGTATCAAAATGCTCTGGTATAATTATTAATGATGAAAAACAAGAAGCACCAGATGGTAGTGCTTGGGATGATCTGAGAGACGATTATCAAAAGTTACCTGAAAATAAAAATAAAAAATTTATGGGTACAAAAAACATAATGTTACCACCAGAAGATTTTAAACTACCAGAACCTACAAATGACTAAACCTTTAAACATATCCGAATCTGCTGCAGTACAAATGCCAATGAAGACCGTAGCATCACTAATAATTCTAGTTGGAATGGGCGTGTTTGCATACACAGAGTTGACTTCAAGATTGGTATCACTGGAGACATCACGTGAGTTGTTTGAAAATGATTTACTTAAAAAAAGTGAACAGGTACCTACAGATCAAGAGCAACATTTTTTAATTGAGGATCTTTACAAAACTGTAGAAAAAATGGAAGAAACTCAAGAAATGAATATGACTAATAAAGTTAATATAGAATTTTTAAGAGAGCAATTAGATAAAGCATTGGAAGATATTGAAGCATTAAAAGATAAAGTAAGAGAAAACGGAAAGGCTTACTAATGACAGAGTTAGTGGTAGCTTTACTTATGATTGTACACGGAGAGATTAAGGAAGCCCGTATCCAGACATCTATGTCTGAATGTCTTAAGGGGGCACGTACAGCTAGACGTGATTCTAAATCGCACGTAAAGTATCAATGCCTAAAGCAAATGGCTGAGCTTGAAAAAAATATAGATGGATCTTTTTCAATTAAAAAATTAATTTTAAAATAGGAGTAAATATGAATTTGAGTCGTAACTTCACTCTCTTGGAACTTATTAAATCAGATACAGCTGTTAGAAAGGGTATTAATAATAATCCTAACGCAGGACAGATAGAAAAACTAAAAGATCTTTGTGAAAATATACTACAACCAGTACGTGACCACTTCGGCAGAGTAAAGGTAACCAGTGGATTTCGTAGTGAGGATTTATGCCTAGCTATCAGCAGCTCTAGAAATTCACAACATGCAAAAGCTGAGGCTTGTGATTTTGAATGTGTAGGAGTTGATAATGCTGAAGTAGCTGATTGGGTAAAAAAGAA